GCATCAACCCCAGAGCCGCCGGCACCAGTCCGCGAGCGACTGCCAGCAACCCTCGATCCCTCGGCACGAACCCGCGCGCGGATCGCGACGAGCGCAAAACCGCACGCCAAGAGGCCGAGGCGATCTGGTCCGAGCTCATCGCGACCCAAGGCAAACGCCGCGACCACCGTATCCAGTCGGCGTTGGATGCGATCGGCGGATGGCAGGCGGTCAAGATGCGCACCGAGTTCGAAAGTCCGAAGCTGCAGCGGGCGTTTTGTGAGGCGTATCTCAGGCACGCCCCGGAAGGGAACGGAAAGGATTTGCAGAACGGCCAGCACGGCCCCTTGAGCGACTGGGACGAACGCGAGGAGGCGGCCCGTGCAGACCTCTGAGCGCGAGCAGTTCGAGCAGGAACTCGCGCGCCTGTGCGCCGGGTACGGCAAACCCGCGACCAAGGCGCAGCAATCGGCCTACTGGTCCGGGCTTGGCAAGATGGGGTTGGTGCAGTTCATCCGCTGCGTCGATCACGCCTTGGGCGAAGAGGGCCCGGAGGATCTGCCCAACGTCAAAGCACTCTGGCGGATCCACCGGAGCTTTCGAGCCGCGGCCCCTCGCGCGCGATCCGCCGGCGACGCCGACAAGCGCGATCACCTGCTGTACTGGCTGAACCGCATGCTCTGGGTGCACATCCGCGCCCGCGGCGGCTTAGGGTCCACGGGCACGTTCATTCCCAGTGAGTACGGTAAATCGGGCATGAACGATTGCATCGCCTCGCGCGAGCTCGAGGCCTGCCAAAAGCTCAAGCGCGAGCTGATCGCATGGTTCTCAGGGCCGATCCGCGAGGGCGATCCGGATGCGACGCCGGCGGAAGTGATGCGGCAATGGATCGCGGGCCTGCAAGCCTGCTCACGCATTGAGCCCGAGACCTATCGCCGCTGGTGCGAGATGGTCGAGCGGCCGGAGTACCAGCAGCCGTTCGAACCCTGGATGGGCCGCGAGCTGCCCGTTGAGACCCGCGAGGAGGTCGCCGCATGAGCGTGCAGACGTCTGCAGAGGCGGGGGTCTGGCCGCACCGCGAAGCAAAACCGAGCGAGCAGCGCGCGATGTTCCGCGAGCTCGAGGCGGATCTGTTCCTCGCGCACCAGCTGTTTCGCCATGGCCTCTCGCTCACGCAGTTGGGCGAGCACTTCGACGGCGTCACGAGCCCTGCGCAACGGCGCGAGTCCCTGCGTCGCAAGATCCTGGCCGCAGATCTCGACCAGGCGCTGGTGCTGAGCGGCCCGCGAGACCGGCCGCCGGAGACGCTCGCGCAAGCATTCCAACGCCTGTACGGCGAACCACTGATCGACTAACCACGAAGGGGATCCTCATGCTCGAACTCGACAAACGGCCTTGCAAGATCGGCACCAGTATCAACACGCGGCGCGAGCTGCACGGCGAGGATCCGGTGCCGGCGATGGATATTCCGCTCGCCAATATCCTGCTCACGAAGGCCGAGCTCAATGAGCTGCTCGACGACCGCCACGCCTGGGACATGCTCTACCTCGACCACAAGGGCAAGCCCGCGGAACCCATGTTCGGCAAGGTCTTCAAGCCCTTTGCGCTGCTCGCGAAGTACTCCGGCGATGTCGCGATCTACGTGGGGCTCAAGCCCGAGATGATCGAACTCGCGGACGTCAAGCTCACGAAGCTCAAGCTCGAACCGCAGACGGGTGGCCTCACGGCGCTCTCGCTCACGGTGCAGGCAACGCCCGACATGCACGCCGCGGCGCGCCTGTTCGAGCACCTGGACTGCCCGGTCGATGTGCTGATCGAGTTCGCGGATCCGGACGAGGACAGCGACGAGGAGCAGCCGGAGCTTAACCTCGATGCCGCTGACTCTGCGGCGCCGGCGAAGGCGAAGCGCAAGCCGCGCCGTGATACCTCGAGCGAGATGCTGAACTGACATGGCGGTTGTGCCTAGCGACGAACTGATCGGCGCACGAGCATCGCCCGCGCGCTCGTCGTTCGACGCGCTGGTCACGATGCCGCCGGCGCTGGAGCTGTCCGTTCCCGCGAAGCCGAAGCGCAAGGCGACGCGCAAGGCGAAGCCCAAATCGCCAACGGCGAAGACGCTCGCGCACCTGCGTGGGCTCGGCTATCCGCTCGTCCAGGTCGTCGAGCATTGGAACCCGCATGCGCGTATCCGGCAGGACCTGTTCGGCATCATCGACGTGCTTGCGGTCTGCGACAGCGACATCGTCGCGGTGCAGGCGACGTCGCGTGATAACGTGTCAGGGCGCGTCGCGAAGATGGCCGAGTCCGACGCGCTGCCGGTGCTGCTGAAGGCTGGCATCCGGGTGATCGTGCACGGGTGGGGGAAAAACTCGAAAGGGAAATGGATCTTACGGGAGGTCGAATTCTAACCATGGAACGCAAACACGCACCGTCGCTGCGCATCGTGCAGACCAAGAAACGCGGGAGTCTGCCGCGTCAATACCGCGATCTGAATCACGACGAGCATTACTACCCGGAGCGCATGCTTGGGCTTGTGATCGTGGCGCTGCTCGTCGCCGCCGCTGCCTTCACCTACTACGAATTCCGCCGGAGGATCTGAGATGGAACGAACCGAACGCACGCCGCTGCGCACCCTCACCAACCAGCCGAGCGCCGAGACCTATGCGCCAGGCCAATGCGGCAGCTGCCACTGGCAGCGCGAGCTCATGCAGTTCAACGTGATCAAGCCCGCTTGCACCGTGATGCCCAAGCAGGTGGTCTCGGTCGGCAACACGGTCGCCTGCGTCGCACCGATCATCGAAGACCTGAAAGGCGGCTGCAGCATGTGGGCGCCGAAGGAGGACAGCGATGGCTGAGAAACCGAAGCTCGGCAGTGGCGGGCGCTTCAAGGCGCTCGAGGGCAAGCTCGAGAAGCGCAAGGGGGTTCAGAACCCCGGCGCGCTCGCCGCCTACATCGGCCGCGCCAAATATGGCGCGAAGAAAATGGCAAGCATGGCGGCCGCCGGCCGTCGCAAATAACGGGAGAAACCATGTCAGCATCCACAGACGTCATCGTCGCCGCCCAAGCGCTCGCCGAGATCCAAGCGATCTGCAACGCGAACGCCGGCGGCGAGCCCGCGCAGCTCGCCCAGGCGCTCACCCAGATCGCGAACTTCGCGCAGGCGACCCTCACGCAGCTCGCCGGCGACGGGTTCCTGCCGCCATGAGCCAGACGGTCGAGTGGACGCGGCAGCGAGTGATCCGGCAGATGATCAGCCTGAAGAGCTACATCAGCACGCTGCCCGACAATCGCGAGATGCTCCGCCGCATGACCGGCAAGGACGGCGAGCGGTTCCTGCAGCGCGTGTGCGATTTCATCATGACCGAGCTCGGCCATCCGGTGGAGTCCGAGACCGCATCCCGCAAGGCCAGGCGGCATGTCTCAGGCGATTGAAGGCAGCGCGTACGCCCAGCTCAATCGCCGGCACCGGCGGTTCGTCGATGAGTACTTGCTCGGCAAGAAGGGCACGGACGCGATCAAGGCGATCGGCTTCAAGGGCCGGCGCGCCGATGTCGCAGCCTCCAAACTCCTCGCGCGCCGCGAGGTGCGTGCCGCCGTCGAGGAGCGCCGCGCGGTGCTGTGTGAGGCGGTGGGCTTGCGCCAAGAGACGATCGTCGCCGAGCTCATGCGCATTGCCTTCGGCAAGGACCGATCCGACAAGGTGCGCGCGCTCACCGAGCTCGCCGAGATCATCGGCCTCAAGAAGACCGCCGCGGTCCAGCATGCACTCGGCCCAGGCCTGCAGGTCGTGATCCAGCAGAACATCCACACGGGGAATGCGGCGGGACCTGAGCGGATCGGCGTCGTCGTGAACCTGCCGGGGCCTGCCTGACTTGGACGTAAAACCCTTAGGCCCCGTCGCCGGCGCCTACTTCCAAGACAATCATCGCGTGTCCGTCATCGTGGGTCCGGTCGGCTCCGGTAAGTCGACCGCGAGTTGCCTGCGCCTCGCGCGGCACGCCTACGCGCAGCGCCCGCAAGCCGACAACGTCGCGCGCACTCGCTGGGCGATCGTGCGCAACACGAAGCCGCAGCTCAAGGACACGACCATCAAGACCTGGCTGCAGATCTTCCCGGAGAACGTCTACGGCCGCTTCGAGTCGTCGAACATGATGCAGCGCTGGCAGTTCAAGCCAAAGGGCTACGATTACGCGATCGATGCGGAGTTCATCTTCCGCGCGCTCGACGATGCGGCCGACGTCTCGAACCTGCTCTCCCTCGAGGTCTCCGGGTTTTACTTCAACGAGGTGCGCGAGATCGACGAGCAGATCATCACGCACGCCGGCCGTCGCACGCGCTATCCCTCGCAGGCCGATGGCGGCAACGTGTGGGCGGGCTGGATCGGGGACTCAAACCCCTGGGATACGGACCACTACCTGTATCGCGATCTGACCGAAGGCGCGAAGGCCGACTGGAAGCTCTTCGTGCAGCCGGGTGGCGAGGAGCCGGGTGCGGAGAACCTCGAGAACCTCGAGGAGGGTTACTACCGCAAGGCGCGCGCCGACTACGGACCTGAGGATGCGCGCGTGTATGTCGATGCCCAGTGGGGTCG